ATACCGCACTCGCCGTCTCGTTGTTTGGCGACAGCGATGATGGCCTCGCCGTTGGCTTGGTTGCGCTCCCGGTTGAGCAGCAGCACTAGGTCAGCGTCACGTTCTATCTGCCCAGAGTCGGCCAGGTCGGTGAGTCTAGGCACCCGGCCTTTGTCCTTCTCGTTCTCCCTGTTTAACTGAGCCAGGGCGATCACGGCGATCTTGGTGTCGTGAGCCACGGCCTTGAGTCGGCCGGATACCTCGGCGATCTCGTAGGTCTTCTTTTCGGCCGCCTTGCTCCCGTGGATCTTCTGGAGGTAGTCGACCAGGACAAGTTTGACGCCCCATTTCCTGACAGCCCTGCGGATCACAGCGGTGATGGTGGCGATGCCGGACACACCTGAACCGGACACGAAGTAGATCGGGCTGCCGGCCACCTTAGCGGAGGCACTGGCCATGGCCTTCATTCCGCCTTCATCGAGGTCGCCGGTCTTGATGTCTTGCATCGGTATTGAGCCCACGGTCGAGACCATTCGGCGAACGATAGACTCGTCTGACATCTCCAGCGATATAAACAGGGTCGGCACCCGGTGCTCGATGGCTGCTGCCCTGGCTATTGCGATGGCGATGGCCGTCTTTCCGATGCTTGGCCTGGCCGCAATGATGGCCAGCTCGCCAAACTGGAAGCCATCGGTCATTCGATCCAGCCGGTGGAAGCCGGAGGTGATCCCGGACAAGTGACCCTTCCTCGAGAATCGCTCCTGGGTAGAGTCGATGAACCGGCTGACTACCGACTTGCAGGGTTGGACCTCTTCCTTGGAGGCCTCAACGGTGAGGCCTGCCTCGGCATTAGAGACGATTTGATCCACAGACAGGGTGGTGACAGCGGAATCACGAATCAGACGGTCACCGGCGAATCGTAACTGCCGGCGGTGATGGGCCTCGAGGACAGCCTTGGAGAACTCGGGATGGTTGGACGGGCTGGCGCATATCTCGTCGCAGCGGTTCAGCACATCGAAAGGCACCGGAGTCCCAGGCATCGAGCGTTTCCATTCCTTGACTACGCTCTGGAGGTTGACCGGCTCGGTCTTGGCGACCAGGCCTTTGGTCACCTCGTAGATCTGGCGCAGGCTGTCGTTCTGGATAGCCTCGGTGGTGATCCTGGAGAACACCTCGTAGCAGACATCCGAGCCACCGGATAGGCAGGCGCCCAGGAGGCCGAACTCGTCGTCCTCGGCAAAGTAGGGGTCGCTCATTGCCAGTTAGTGATGTCGGCGATGTACGCGCCGGTGCCATTGTTCCCAGAGGGGGACGTGCTTCGAGACTTGTCGATCTCTCCGTTCCAGTTGTTCAGCAGCGTCATCAGCTCACGTCTAAGGTATTTGTCGTCCGACTGGTAACGTGCTTCCAGTGCAACCAGGTCTTCCTCTGGAGTGTTAAAGTCGAAAATCTCTTTCAAGGCCTTGATCTCTTTCGCACTCCATTGGGTGCCAGGTCGACGGCGGATCATAGCACCGACTCGTAGGCGGAAGGCTTCCAGGTCGGGACTCAAGGCTTTCTGCGAAACTCCTTCCTTTCCATTCCCTTCCCTTCCCTTCCCTTCCCCTTGACCCGCGTGGTCGTCGCGTGGGGCACGCGTGGGGCACGCGTCAATTTCCTCGGTGTTTATTGGCGTTTCTTCAATGTTTCCTTCTGGATCCGGCAGAATAGACTGCGATTCCCGGTTGTTGATCACCTGGTGCTTTAGAAAGCTCGGAATCCATCCAAAGCACGCGTCACCCACGCGATACTTGAGAACGAAAGCACGCGTGGCCAACGCGTCGAGCACGCGTGAAAAGTCGACGCCATCGTATGGCAACACCTGCACACCGATGCGCCTGGGCTCCCACTTAAAACGGCCTTCCCGATCAGCAATGCACCAGAGGCCAGCAAAGGCCACGCGGAGCGGTAGCTTGGTTTCCAGCTCGGCCTCGAACAGTCCCTCGTGATGGAAGAACTCAGGCTTGATTGATCGGATTCTCATAGGTCGTTTTCCTTTTGAAAGTCCAAGGCGTCAATTTGGCATCTTAGCAACAAGAACCAGCCATTTGTCATGATGCCGCTGTCAGCGGCTTCCTTGATTAAATTGACAGCTTCCATTGTGTCCAGATTTGCGTTCTCGGACGCCTTTGCGATGGAATACAAACACCCTTCGTCGCACTCTTCTTCTTCTTGTTGCATTTTGATCTGCCTTTGAATCTCAATCATTGCTGAGTGTTCCCAGGAATCAAAGTACGTCATTCTTGAGTACGATTCATCATGCCCCTCGGTGTGACACTGCCGGCAGAGTGTGTACATTGATGAGATGGGGTATTCCCAAGGTTGCCTCCCTGAGATGTAGTAAAAATGGTGAACGGTCAGCGTGTTAGTCTTGGAGGAACACTTGATGCACTGAAAACCGTCTCTGGACATGATTTTCAGGCGCATCTTCTGCCACTGCGGATCTTGGAGTTTTTCGGAATAGGTCATGGTTCAAATAGAAAACCCCGTCACGCATCGAGGTGAGGAATCGCGGAGAAACAACGCGACGTTCACGATACGGACGGGGAAAAATTGATTGATCATGTTTTCTCTAAAGGTTCAACGCTCACCTCTCACAGCTCACGTTGACGGGTCTTCCTTATCTGCTCTCCTGGTCGATGTCCAGCCCTCAGTAGGCCGGCATCAGTATGTCGGCCACCGCCTGAGTGAGCTTCACATCCTGGATGCAGTAGTTGATCGCTGCCTGGCGGTCGGTATTCCACAGCAGGGAGAAGTCAGCGCCGTTGCCGCTCTTCTCACCGAGTCCCAGGTGCCGGCTGATCGACGCAAGGCTGCCATGGGCCCGACTGTCGCCTAGCTGCCACACCTCCCGGAGATCGACTACGAGCTCGGACCAGTAGCGTCCCTGCCGCAACCAGTAGGGCGGCATGATCTTGTGGCGCCAGGACCGCTTGATCAGGAAGGGCAGGTCGAAGGCCTTGATGTTGAAGCCAATGAGCTGCGGCTGGCGCTCGTAATAGTTGAGCAGCGCCCACCATTGTCGCAGCAGGTAGGCCTCACCATCGGCATCGGCGCAGAGGATGTTCTGCTCCTGGTGGTCGACCCGGTAGCCGATGCAGAGCACCTGGCCCGACAAGGCATCCAGGGCGGCATTGCAAATGTAGTCGGCCGTGTGGCTCTCCTCGGCCTTCTGTAGCTTCTCGGCGATAAGATCAGGGTTCTTGATGTTGCCGAGCTTCACGTCGGCCGGGTTGAAGGCTGGAATGTTGAGTTCTGCGAGCGGTAGAGGCCCGGTCTCAATGTCAAAGTAGATGTTTGGATTGGCTGGCATAATTGAATCGGTTGGAAATTGATGCGCGTTTGTCGGCCGATGCGCGCCCCCGGCACTACGAGTCCCCAGCAGCAACAGGCTGCCGGAAGGTGTTCAGATCTTTTTGCCGCAGTGTGGGCAAACAAGGAAGTTGATAGGCTCCCGGGTGGTCGGTACACCGAGCCACTCGCAGATCTCATGATAGGAGACCCATCCGAATCCGCGGACAGCTCCTGGTCGAAGGTGGCCGGTGTTGTAGAGGTCGAGGGCCTGCTCACGGCTCTTGATGCACAGGCGCTCCAATGTATTGAACGTCCGCACAGAGAATGGGAATCCCCATAGTTGCAGGATCTCCTCGTGCATCTCGGCCGACTGCTCGATCTGTTTAATGCGCTGGCGAGACAGGTTAAAGTGCTTCCCGATCTCCTCGAGGGTCTTGCCTTCGGAGCGCATCCGAACCACCTCGGGCACTTTGTCGACCAGTTTGACGTAGGGCTTCCTGAGTTTCATTAGAAGGGCACGTCGTCGAAGTTGGGTTGATCTTTAGCCTCGATCTCCTGCAAGCGCTTGGTCACCGCGGCGATCAACAGGATGTCCTCGGGGCTCTTTCCGGCGCTAACCTTAGCCTTTGGTAACCAATGCTCGGCCAGGCCTCGGACAGCGTCGTCGGTCAGCTCGGAGATCGGCACGCCCTTGAACTTCCCGACGTGAACCTTCACATCGGCGATCTTGACCGGCGCCGCGGTGGCCGGAACCACCGTCTTCACCTGGTCATCTTCCTTCGGCGGCCTGTCTTCCATGCGGATCCACAGGCCCGAGGGCTTAAGGGGCTCGCCGCTCTTGTGAGCCATGATTAATTTGATGTTCGAGAACGTCTTCGTTCCGTCCTGGCTCTGCTCATGGACGATCACCACGGTGGCCGGGCGGCCGATGAGACTGTCCAGGTCGAGGCTGGTGGTCTCCTCGGCAGTGAGGGCCCGACCATGCCAGTCCTTGAGGAACTTGGTCAGGCCGGCCTTCTCATGCAGGCTGGCGGTCATCGGCGCCGTCATGACCACCCAGGGCTGCACCGGGTTGCGGGTCTTGTCCAGGAGATCGAGCTCGAACGCGATCTTGAACTTTTGCTTGGTGCCGTACTCGGTGTCGTAGGCCTTAAGCGGCGTGATGTCGACGCACACCGCGCGGCCGGTGTACTCGGGGCACGGTGTGAAGGTGCCGCCTGTTTGTTTCGTTGATACTGTGATTCCCATGTTGTTGCTGTGTTGTGTTGTTGTTACTTGGAGGATTGCTTCTCAACCTCCGAAAGCTGTTTTGCCATGCGGTCGTACTGAGACCAGTACTCAGGCCAGGTGGCCTTAATCTTGCCCAGGTTCTCTGGATCGGCCACCAGCGCCGCGGCACCGAGTTTGCGAACGAATGACCCGCCGTATTCGATCATCGTGAATGCTACATCGAAGTCTCTCATTGGATGATGAAGTCGAAGTTGGTTCGCCAGCTTTCGCCAAGGCGGTTAAAGGTCTCCTTGCGAATCTTCCAGAGCCGCGGATTCCGAGTCGTCCCAGTGTGCCGGCACCGGATCTTAAGATCGATGTCATGGATGGCGACGTTCCTTAGCCGGTGGTCTTCCGGCAGTTCGTGCAGGTATTGCTCGCTCACTTGACGCCCTCCGCAATCAGAGCGTGCTCAAGTATCAGCACCGCATCAGCCGTCTTGAGCGTAATGTGGAGGCTAGGCTGCCGTTGCTGCGCCAAGCCCTTCAGATGGCCCTTCCAGCGCGTTCCATGCGTCTTACTGGTGCCTGCACCCAAAGTCTTCTGCCACCGCTGTGGTGTCACCTCGATGCACCTGGTGTTCATGGAAGCAATAAGCCCATGCAGGAAGCCGACATTGCGACCGAATTGGAACATTGCCGAACCGGGCGCTCCCTTGCCTCCGATGTAGCCGCCCACTTTCTCAATGTAGCAGACATCCGACTGGCTCAGGAAGTTGACCAGGACATCTCGGATGTCCCTGTCGGTCGTCGGCATGGGCTCCAGTGTGACTCGGTGGTTGTCGTAGTGCGCCAGGCCGCCGGACATCCCTGGGTCGATGGCTAAGATCCTCTTCATCGGGAGGCCTTTTTTAGCCAGGCCTGAATCGCATGGTCGGCCACCGCTTGCATTTTGAGGCCAGCTTGTAGGCAGTAAGCTCGCAGTGATTTGTGTGTGGTTTCTTTCACGTTGATGGTCTTTGGCTTGCTCATTGTGTTAGCTGCTTGGAGATCTCTTGGCCAAGGCTGGATGATGTTCTGCCCAGGAGGGCTACCCGGTGCGCCATCTTCTCGGTCACGGCCTCGTGCCTCTTCCTTTCGCATTCCGACAGCAGGTTGAGGTTCGTCTTAGTGCCTAGGATCACCGAGGCCGTGAGGCTGTTTACTGCCACGCGGTTCATGCGCTCCATTTCCTCGGCGTTGGTGTTGGGAGGCGCGATATGGAAGCCAGCCCCGCGGAAGCCCCGCTGGCTGAAGTTCATTCCTCGGTGCCGCAGCACCATCCGAATGTTCAA